ATTCAGCACCAAAAGCACAAAGCGGTGGCAGTGTGCCATCACAAGGCGGAGTTGCAGGAGCAATGGCGTCAATGGCTAAAGGCGCAGGTGTAAAGGCTCCACAAACAAAAGGGCAACAAGCACAAGCGGCAGGACAACCTACTACAAGTGAACCAGCAGGTAGTTCTCCAGCGCCAACATCAGCACCGGGTGCAAAAGTTGCACCACTAAAGAATAAACAAGGTATTCCACCAGAAGTTCAAACAATGTTAGATAAACTTACACCAACTGAGAAAAAAGCATTGGCGGGAGCAATATAATGAAACTACAAGAAGTAACATCATACAATTTGAAATCAGCAACAATCTTAAACGAAGGTTGGCAAGATTTAACAGAATCACAAAGACTATATGTAGGCCGTTGGGAAAAAGAACTTTGGCCATTACTAGAAGAATACACACGACTTGCTGAAGCAACACTAACAGCAAATCAAATTCAAGATATTTTTAAAGGTGCTGAAGCACAAGCAAACGCAAGTGGCGATAACAGAAATGCATTAGGTAAAGTAGGAGCGGCGGCAGGTGCTGTTGCTAAACTTCCTGTAGACATGGCTAAGAAAGTTGATGCTAAAATTAACGAACTTGGTGCTATGGCAAAGAATGCAGGACCAGTTAAAAATGCTGATGCAAAGTTTGCACAACTTAAGAAAGACATTACTGCTAAAAACGGTGATAGTAAAATTGTACAAGGTATACAAAAAGTAAGTGACTGGGCAAAAGAAAATCCAGGTAAAGCAAGTTTAGCAGTTGGTATTCTAACAACTATTGCGGCATTTGCAGGCGGACCAGCAGGCGGTGCGGCCGCAGGTTTGATACTGCGTTCAACAAAAGAATTATTACAAGGCGAAGACCTTTCAACAGCAGTAGGCAAGTCAGTTAAGACAGCCGCTTATGGTGCTATTGCAGGTTGGGCATTAAATGGCATTGGAGATTGGTTTGAAGGATTAAGATATGATTCTGTACCATATGAAAAAGCGCCAGGGTTAGTTAAATTTGATGTAGGGTTTACTGAAACATTCCAAGCACCTGGCATCACTATGAAAGAAACAATTGGCAGTATGGTTATTCCAGAAAGCCAAGTAGAAGAATTTACTGGACTTTTAAATACAATGAAAGAAGCAACAGCAGGCGGAGCAACAAGTGATCCAGCGGCATTAAATGCGTTTGCTAAGATGTCCGACTTTGTAGATACGTTTGATCAGCAATGGTGGCTTGATAGTAATAAAGTTGCAAATGATCTTGCTCAAGCGATTGCGGCTGAGAATGATGCGTTCTTACAAAACATGACAGCAATCAATAGCGGTATATCAGCATTAGCACAAGGTACAGCGTCAGGAAAGATTGATGCTAAAGATGTTAAAGTAGGCGGCGAACCAGTACAAGGTGAATTAGATCTACAAGGTGGCGGCGAGAAAAAAGCAGAGTCACTTGATATGGAAGATCGATTTGAATTATTTTTAATGGAAAAAGATCCTGCACAAGGTGAACTTCCTTTAGATAATCCAAACTCAATGGGCGCAAAAGCAAAACGTGGTTTAGGAAATTTAGCCAAAGGTGCATTGGGTGCAGTTGGTAAGGCGGCTGGTAAAGTCAAAGCCGGCGCAAAAGAAATGGGAACAGCAGTAAGTGCTAAAAAATTAACCAAGCAATGGAAAGCGGCTGGCGAACCTGCAGATACAGCAAGTATTATGAATATTTTACAAGACAACGGCATGACTCCAGACCAAATTGCAACTATTGGACAAGAAGCAAAAGTAGACCTTGGCAAACCTAGTGCAAAGCCTAAAGCAGATGCACAAGCAAGTCCAACAGCAGATGCTCCAGCAAGTAATGCTCCAACAGGCGATGCTCCAGCAAGTGATGCTCCAGCAGGCGATGCACCGAAACCGAGTGCAGTTGCTAAAGGCGATACTATGAAAGCCAAAGATGGCAAAGAGTATAAATGGATGGGTGCATTATGGGTAGACACTGCTACTAATAAACCAATTGGTATTATTCCTTCAATGGCACAAGGCTTACCTAATCCTAAACTAGATCCAATTATTTCAGCGGCCAAGAAAGATCCAGCACTTGCTAAATTAATTAAATCACAAGGCATCAAAAGGTGTTGAAGCAGGATCATCCGGTGCTCAAAAAGCGGCACAAGCAGGTGTACAAGGTACTGAAAAATTAGATGCTAAAGGTGTTACTGCTTAGAAAAACGGTAAATTTGTTTTCTTTGTAGTTTCCATATTTTCTTTAATTAAATCTGACATAAGACTACGATCCTCAGTACTAAGTTGAAAAGCCTCATTCATAGACATGCTTCCTCGCATATACCACATGAGTTTAAATAATTCAGATTTTAACTGTTTGCTTTGGCCTTCTAAGTTATCAACTTCTTTTAGGATCTGTTCAGTCGGCCAACTGACGATCCTTAGGCGAAAAAATGTGCTTGATCAAATACAATTGGTACTTCAAAAGTTTCCGGTGCACCTTCTTTAAGTTGTTCCTCAGTTGAGCGCACTTCCATTGGAGGTACTTCAAATTCTTTCTTTTGTTTTTCGATATGATTACTTAAAGATTTAAAAAACGATTTATCAGTATTTTCTAAAAATTCTGTAATATGGCTTCGGTCACTAACAACTTCGTCACCAACTTGAATTGAAACAACACTGCTAATAACCATACCCAATGTAATATCTCTAATTTTATTAAATGTAACATTAAATTGTTTTAATTTTTCATCTTCGTCAATTTGATCGTTATTAACAAGTGCAAAGATTCTTTGTTCTTCAAATGTTTGCATAGACACTTGACTAAACTCTTTATAATTTAATGGACGGATCTTACATGTTAAATCTTTCGCTGTAAACGAATCTGAAAATTTAGCATTTTCATAACGCTGTAGTACTTGTCGCAAATCAATAGAATATTCTACTGGTTCTTTTGTATTTGGAGCAGTTGCACTAATATTCATATGTTCTCCATATGAAGCAATTCTAATTGCAATTAAGCAAGCATCAATATCAAGACTTGGCATACTCCATGCATTTTTAATATTTGGAATACAACTTTGAATTAAATCAACTGTAGCCTGACCGCTTAACAAAGCATCCGGAGTTTTTAATGCTAGTTCATCTTTTGCTGTCATAGGCATAACTGGAAGTTCTCCAGTTTCAGGCATTTCTAAAGACCCTTCTTCATAATATGCACCACCACTAGGTAACTTAATATAAATTTTTGCTTGTCTAAAATGACCTGCAAGTGGATTAGGTTTATTTTGTTGAATTGTTTTCTTTTGTGCATCTAACAAAGGATTGGAATTATTTCCTCCACTTTGTTTAAATTGTTCTGGGTTGAACTCTGGCATGTTTATCTCCGTATAAATACATTAGTAATTAGTATATGTATTTATGTACGTAGTTTATAGGATTTAGAACAATATGGCAGGACCTGTAAAAGGAACAATAGGGCAAGACGAAGTTACCCTAAATGACGCGGCTACCGAAACAACGCTGTTAAAAATGCTTGCGGCTATCCAAAAGTCCGGCGGTGGAGGCGGTGGCGCGGCACAAAGTTCCGAAAAAGAACTAGTCAAAATGGCTAAAGCCACTGGTAAAACTACCAAAGAATTAGAAGATTTTGACGAACAAATAGAAGAAACTAGCAGTGCATTAGCACGTGGCTTTGGCCAAGTAACGGCTATGTTGTCTGGTTTGGGACATGAATTTTTAGGTGGTGCAACATCTATATCAGACTTTACATCACATATTACAGGAGCATTATCAGCAATACCTATAGTTGGCCCAATGGTCGGCGGAGCATTACAATTATTAATTGGTGTTGTAGATTCAAATGTTCAAACATTTAGAGAACTATCACAAGTTGGAATTGATTTTGGTGATAGTCTTTTTGGTGCAAAATTAGCGGCAACTCAAGCAGGATTAAGCCTAGAAACTTTTCAAAGTGTAATACAATCTAATGCACAGTCTTTAGCATTATTTGGAGGTAGTGCAAGCGAAGGTGCAAAACGTTTTGCTCAAATTAGTGGTCAAATTCAAAAAAACATGGGTCCTACATTTAGTCGTTTAGGTTTAACTATGGAAGAGACTGCTGAATATACAGCAGACTATTTAGAATTGCAAACAAGTTTAGGTCGTTCACAACGTATGTCTAACAGAGAATTAACAGCAGGTGTTTCGAGTACTGTAATGGAAATTGATAAACTTGCTAGAGTAACTGGTAAACGTCGTGATCAAATTATGGCTGAAATGAAAGATAACATGGCAGACAAACGTCTTAAGTTGATCTTTAATACAATGGACGAAGCGGCACAACAGAATCTTAATGGTGTTATGACTATGATGGGCGATGCAAGTCCAGGACTAAAAAATGCAATAGCAGAAATGGTTGCAACAGGTGGTGTTCCGTTAGATGCAATGGGTCAAGATTTAATACGTTTGAATCCAAACTTGGCGGCAATGTCAGAAGGATTGAGAGACGGAACTGTAACACAAGACCAGTTTATGGCAGAGATTAGAAAAACTGCTGAAATGGCAGACAACATGTCCGAAGCCCAGAAAAAACAGTATTCAACACTACAAGCAATGGGCAGTGAAGTTGGTAGTGCAGTTGTTGAAATTATTGGATTGAAGAATGCTGGTAAAGGATTAACAGATGTACAAAAAGAACAAAAAGCGGCTGAAGAATCAAGAGCAAAAGGGTTAGCAGACTTCGAACGTATACTACAAGAAACAAAAAACAAAATTTATGATGCTTTAATTAAATCAGGAGTATTCCAAGTAGTAGAAGATACTCTAGGAAGTTTTACCACTTGGCTAGGAAGCCCTGAAGGTATTGACAAAATAAAATCTTTTGCAACAACGCTTTCTGACAAATTTAAAGAACTTGTTGACGCATTTAAAAATGGCAATCTAATGGCTACCATTGGCGGATACTTAGCAGACGGACTTTCTGGTCTAGGCGGAATGATAATGAGCAAGATCTTTGGGGGCGGAGAAGAAAAAGAAGAAGGTCCACCCGGTACAGGTAGTGCTCCAGCCGCTTCAAGCGGAGGCATGTTTGGAGGAATAGACGGTGCTTTAGAAAAACTAGCATTAATGGTTGCGGCAGGCGGTACAGTTTATCTTGCAATAAAAGGCTTTCAAACTTTACTTAGAGGTTTTGCAGGACCACAAGTCATACTAGGTGCGGCAACACTAGCAGGATTGTTAATTGGTACAGGCGCGGCGATTAAACTAGCAGGCGATGGAATTGGCGCGGCAGGTACAGGAATTGAAAAAATGGCGGCTGGCGTTGAGCGTATGGCCGCAGTTAAAGATACAGCAAATTTAAAAGAAGTTGCAGTAGCACTAGGAGATCTAGGTAGTGCAATGCTAGGCTTAGCCGCAGGCGGAGTTCTAGATAGTATTGCTAGTTTCTTTGGTGTAAAATCACCATTTGATAAAATGGTTGACGGTATTAATAAGTTTGGCGCAATTGATGGCACAGCAGTTGAAAACTTAGTAGCATCGTCAGGCGGTTTGCAAGGCTTAAAATCCTTTGCAGATGACTTAAATGCAAAAAATGTTGAAGATTTTGCAGAAGCACTAGACAAATTAGTAGATCAAATGAAAGATCTAAATGCTGAATTATCAAAAGATAACAACGGATTCTTTAAAAAGGGAACTGGTCCAAATGCAGGATCCTTTCTTAGCGGTGGTTCAGGCGGTGAGGGCATAAGTAGTAGTAACATGGAAACATTAATCACACTTATGCGTGAAAATAATACACTAACAAGACGGATTCTAGAAAAAGATCCAGAGAGCGCATATTAAGGATAAACAATGAGTTGGAAAAAATATTTTACACCAGTGCCTACAGGCGATAACCCGGGCGGAAATTATAGCCCTTTAGGAGGCGGTCGCGGCGGCAGTGGTAGTGCAGGTCCTGCACGAACAAACTATAGTTCATATTTGCCAGATGTTTATGTAGGTGCTCCTAATAGAGTTGAGCGTTACGGACAATACAATACTATGGATTTAGATTCAGAAGTAAATGCCGCATTGGATATTCTTGCAGAGTTCTGTTCACAGAAAAATTCACAAAACAAAACTCCTTTTACAATTGATTTTAAGAAATCAGCGACAACAAGTGAAACAACTATTTTACAGCAATACTTACAACAGTGGAATAAGTTACAAAAATTTGATACACGTATGTTTAGGATTTTACGTAACGTATTTAAATATGGTGATCAATTTTTTATTAGAGATCCAGAAACTAAAAAATTATTTCATGTTGATTCTGCAAACGTTGCAAGAATTATTGTTAACGAATCAGAAGGTAAAAAGCCACAACAATATGTAATTAAAGATTTTAATCTAAACTTTAAAGACATGGTTGCAACTACACCTTTCCAAACTAATGGAAATGTTACAGGTGGTGGTGATGGTTATTTACAAGGCGGTGTTCGCGGCATGGTAGGCAACTCCCCAAGACAAAGCGGAAGTAGATTTCAAGAAGGTGAAGGCGAAGTTGCTATTGATGCAGAGAATGTAGTACACCTAAGTTTATCAGAAGGTTTAGACAACAACTTTCCTTTTGGTAACTCATTACTAGAAACAATATTTAAAGTATACAAACAAAAAGAATTACTTGAAGATGCTATTATCATTTATCGAGTACAACGTGCGCCAGAGCGCAGAGTATTCTACGTTGATGTGGGCAACATGCCAAGTCACTTGGCAATGCAATTTGTAGAACGTGTTAAGACGGAAATACATCAAAGACGTATCCCATCGTCAACAGGTGGAGGCACAAATGTCATAGACAGTTCTTACAATCCCCTGTCAATTAACGAAGATTACTTTTTCCCTCAAACTGCTGAAGGACGTGGATCAAAAGTTGAAACACTACCAGGCGGTACTAACCTAGGTGAAATTGATGACCTACGTTACTTTACAAATAAATTAGTTAGAGGATTACGTATACCTAGTAGTTACTTGCCAACTGGTGCTGACGACAGTGCCGCTCAATATAATGACGGTAGAGTAGGTACAGCATACATTCAAGAATTAAGATTTAACACATATTGCGAAAGATTACAAGGTTTATTAATTGAAGATATAAATCAAGAATTTAAACGATATCTATTAGAACGAGGTGTAAACATTGATACTGCAATGTTTGACATTAGATTCCAACCACCACAAAACTTTGCGGCATATAGACAAAGTGAAATTGATAATGCACGTATTCCAACATTTACACAAATGAGCGCAATACCATATGTTTCAAATCGCTTTGCAATGAAACGATACTTAGGTCTTAGTGAAGAAGAACTTACTGAGAACGAAAGACTATGGCGAGAAGAAAACGATGAGAATATTACTCCACCACCAACTGACGCAGGTGGAGAACTTAGAGGCGCAGGAGTTAGCGGAGCAGGTATTGATGCAGATATGGCTGGTATGGAAGAAGAAGTACCAGGCGGAGAAGCACCAATCGATGGAGGTGCGGCAGATGCACCTGACACAGCAACTGGCGGCGAGGGCGTACCTCAAGAAGGCGCAACTGACGTAACGGTATAAATAACAGTATGATACTAAGAGAAATATTTTACTTTGACAAAGAAACACTTGAGCCTGTAGAAGACAAACGTTATTCTGCTAAAGATGACCAGTCACCAGTAGACTTTGATTCAACTCGTAAAACTCGACTCACACTTCGCCAAATTAATCGTGCAAGATTAGCCGCAGAGGTACATAAAGAAGAGCAAGCAAAAGACTTGCATTTTGTAAGACAAATGTACGGCATAGCGGCAAACGCAGAGGCCGGCGGAGTATGATAATTGAGTATAGCCTTTGTATTAGGTAACGGTATAAGCCGTCGCCGAATCCCATTAGAACCACTTAGAAAATTTGGAACTATATATGCTTGTAATGCAGTATATAGAGAATTCAAACCTGACTATTTAATTGCTGTTGATACTAAAATGGTCAACGAAATTGTTCAATACAGATATCATAAAGAAGGTCAAGTATGGACAAATTATAACAAGTCTTACGAAAAATATAGTGGATTAAATTATTTTGAACCTAGCAAAGGATGGAGTAGTGGACCAACTGCACTTGATTTTGCAAGTAGTCACGGACATAAAACAATATACATATTAGGCTTTGATTATCAAGGAATAGGCCCTGAACACAAAAGAGTAAATAATTTATACAGTGGTACACCTAATTACAAACGTGAACACGATACATCAACATACTATGGCAATTGGTTACGCCAAACGACTACTGTTTTTCAGAAAAATAACGAAAAAAGATATATAAGAGTGTTAGGACACGAAAACGGATTTATTCCAGAGCCTTTTGCTAACTTTGGAAATATTTCTCACATAACAGCGGAAGATTTAGTAAAATCTTTCAATTTTTCGTTGAATCCTTAAAAAAGGCTCATTTTGAGCCTATATCTACGTACTTTTCTGTATAAATAGTAAATATTAATGACAGCCTTACCGTAAGGTAATTTTATTTTAATCAGGAGACAAAAAATGGCAGATCTAAACAAGTTCGAGAACATGCTCGAAAAACTAGTCAATGAAGATCGTGCTGGAGCAGAAGAATTGTTCCACGAGATCGTAGTTGAAAAATCAAGAGAAATTTACGAAAACCTATTAGAAAATGATCTAGAGGAAACTGACAAAGAAGTAGATGAGTCTAGTAAAGACGAAGATGCTAATGAGTCCACAGATGAAGAAACTAAAGAATCTTCAGATGATGAAGACACTAAAGAGTCAGCAGACGAAGACTTAGACGAAGCAACTGACGAAGAAGTTGATGAGTCAAGCGACGATGAAGAAACCAAAGAAGGTTTTGACATGAACGAATTCGAAGTTGAACCAATGCCAGAAGCAGATCCAGCAGACGATATGATGGCTGATTTGGAAATGGGTGACGGTGAAGAAGGTGAAGACGATGCTCCAGAAGGAGACGAAGACCTAGAAGATCGTATGGTAGACTTAGAAAAAGAATTAGACGACTTACGTCAACAGTTTAATGACGAAATGGGCGACGGCGGCGACGAAGGTGACGACGAAGACGCAGGCGACATGGGTGACATGGCTGATGACGAAGCAGATGACGAAGCAGAAGAAGAGTCATTTGATCTTGGCGTAGAAGAAGCGACAGACGAAGAAGTAGACGAAGCATCGAAAGATGAAGAAGTTGCAGAAAAGTCTGAAACTGAAACAATGCGTGAGTATGTTGAAAAAGTAACTGCAACTATGGGCGACAACGGTGCAAACACTAAGTCAACTGTAGCAGGTGCTAACAACATGGGCGGAACATCTAGTAACTTAGTTGCTGGTGGTGAAGCAGACTCAAAAGGTACAACTGGTGGCTTAGCGGCAAACTCAAGTAAAGAAGATAACATGGGTAACATCAACGTACCAGGTGGTAAAGCATCGAAAAGCATGAAAGCACAGCCAAAAGGCCACGGCGCAGAAAAGAAAAGCGCAGGCGAAACTGCTGACAATAAAAAATCTACTATTGGCAGTAAATAATTAGGAGTAGAAGGCAATGAATCTACTAAGCGAGAATTTGACATTCGACCAGGCTAAAATGGTTGTTGAGTCAACTGAAAACTCAAATGGAGGCAAAGATCTTTATTTAAAAGGTATTTGTATCCAAGGTGGAGTACGCAACGCAAATGAGCGTGTTTATCCTGTAAATGAGATTGGAAGGGCTGTCAAAACTCTCAATGATCAAATTGGGACTGGTTATTCAGTTCTCGGCGAAGTTGATCATCCTGAAGGCCTAAATATTAACCTTGATCGTGTATCCCATATGATAACAGATATGTGGATGGAAGACAACAACGGTTATGGCAAAATGAAAATTTTACCGACCCCGATGGGACAATTAGTTAAAACAATGCTGGAAAGCGGAGTTAAACTAGGAGTTTCATCGCGTGGTTCGGGTGAAGTTAATGAGTCCGGCGATGTGTCGGGCTTTGAAATAATCACTGTGGACGTTGTGGCTCAGCCTAGCGCCCCTGGTGCATATCCAACACCAATTTATGAACATTTAATGAATGCACGTGGGGGATACAAGGCTTATGAATTAGCACAGGCAACAAAACAAGACGACAAGGCACAAAAGTATCTTAAGGAATCGTTGATTAATATAATCAACAAACTCCAGTGAAACTAGGAGAAAAAGTATGATAGATGCACTGAAAACACTCTTTGAAAACGATGTAGTTACTCAAGAAGTCAGAGCACAAATTGAAGAGGCTTGGGAAGGCAAGATTCGCGAAAACAAGCAGGCTGTAACGGCTGAATTGCGCGAAGAATTTGCTCAAAAGTACGAACATGACAA